TTTGATTATAAACATTAAAATAAACAAGATTTCCTTTTATGACAAAATCATTTAGGTCATTATTTGTTCTTGGGATATTGTCTAATACTTTTCCATACTTATTTATTTGGTGCATATGTTTTGAGCAAACTGTATGCCCGCCGTATCTAATTTTCTTAAAACTTTCTCTTCCACAAAAATCACATTTATACATTTAATTTTCCTTCTGACTATATCTTAGCGTAGCAGGACAACTCTGCTTTACACCCTATGCGCTTCGGATTGTGCTTATCTCAACCCTACTAATTAGTCGATACACCTTCCTATAAATATAGGCTTGGCACGGTATTGTCTTATGAGTCCACCGTTAGCAGATTAAATTCCACACCTGTTAAGCAAACAGTTCACATAGTTTGAGGTGGCTATCCAAGGTATGTAGAAATAACCACCTGTTGATAACGCCTGAAATTCACTTTCAAACTTCAACTTACTAAAGGCATCAATCGGTTCAAATACAGGATAATGATAACTGTTGGTTATATAATTTCTATCTCTGCCGTCAATCTTGATAAATACATCATTACCAAAACGCTTTTTAAGACATTTGGCAAATTTGTATGTGGTCGATTCGATTGGGCTTCCATAAATAGAATAACCTAAATTGTCTGTTTTATCCCATTCTGCGCACTTATCATTCATATGTTGCATAATCTGTAAGCCCAAATTTTTGGACTCTTCAGATAGATAAGGCTTATGAGTTAAACAAGTTACACATTCATAAAGTCCAGCATATCCAAGAGATATACTTGAATATCCACCGACAAGTAATTTGTCAATAGTTTCTCCTGGCTTTAATCTTGCCAATGCGCCATCTTGCCATAGAATGGGCGCAACATCCGATAATGTGCCTTTTAGTTTAAGGTATCTACAATATAGTGCTTTTCTGCACAATTCAAGTCGTTTATCAAATATTTTCCAAAATGTATCAATATCACCATCGGCAGATAATGCTACATCAGGAAGATTGATTGTTACAACCCCTTTATTTAGCCTTCCATAGAACTTATATCCGGGCTTGTAATTCTTTGCATTTGCAATATTTTCAGTATCATTATATGGAGCAAGAAAACTTCTACACAAACATAAAAATGTTTTAGACTATATCTTTATTTAATATTCTGTTACCAAATATTAAATACTATGCGCTTCCAAATAAAGACTTTCACTTTATTTGTACTCTACTCACTTATTCACATAAGTATTTCTCTTATGTTATGTTTTCGATAGTCGTTTGACCTTATCTAATTAAAATTAAATCTTGGCATAGGATTGTTCAAAATTTGAATATTCCCTATTAGCATAATCTTTAATTGTCATTTCCTACAATTCCTATTCGTAGATTATACACCCTATATTTATAGGTTCACATAGTTTTAGATGAGCAATAGTTCACCCATCGAAGGAAAACAATTTCCTTCTTTAAGTTTTCTCATTACTTTTTCACTAATGTAATCAGGAACGAGTCTCTTTGCACTACATTTAGCTGACAACTCCGTTAAATACCAATACTTGCTATCTTCGTGAATATTATCTTCCTCAAGCGCATAAATCAGTTTAGGAAATGCCTGTGTAACATAAATGCCTTTTCTGTTTTTCATTCCCTTTATGCGTTGATTAAGAAATTCCTCAATAATCATTGCAAGTTCATCTTTATATTCATCTGTTTCTCCAAGATACATAAAGACAGTAATAAAAGGTGCTTGCCCATTTGTTGTTGACATTGAATTGATTTGATAATTAAATGTTTGTACGCCATCTTCAATCTCTTTCTTTAGGTCTTGCATAGCGTACTCTTTTGATTTTTCTTCTTCAATTCCTCTGTTGCGATATTTGTTATAATAAATATTATAACTATCTCTTACAAAAGGTGCAAGCGCAGTAAGCGTTATACTACAACCGCCATATTGACTGCTGGCAACGCTTGTAATAATTTGTGTTGTGATTGTACAAGCAGTTATGAATTTATGCGGTTTTTCTATTTTAACCTCGTTTATAACTGTTCCATTCTGCAACATATCATCAAGATTTATCAAGTCGCAGTTATGGAGAGCAGATTGTGCGAAGTAGTCAATATCCAACATCTAATCAATGTTTGACTATATCATTATCTAAAGTTCTATTACCAAACAATAGATACTCGGCGCTTCCACAATAAGAGTTTCACCTATTGTGTACTCTACTTGCTTACTATGTAATGTTTTTCTCATTATCAGTAGCTTTCGATAGTCGATTGACTTTATTTTTAATTATTAAAAATCTTAGCACAGGATAAATTCAATAAATCTTCCCCTGTTAGCACATTTCTTAATTGTCATTTACTACAATTCCTAATCGTGAAATGCACACCTTATATTTATAAGTTCACCGAGTTTTCTTAATATGTCACCATATTAAGCCACAATTTTCTTATGGAAATGTATGATTCCTTCTTTGTGCGCTTGTACAATATCGGGCGGCAACAAAAATCTTTCTGTTAAATCCTTACTAACAATACCAGCCATATAATCTCTTTGTGTGGTTACGAGCGTGGCATTTTTATTAGAGTTTTCTGTTTTCCAATAGTCATTATTATTTGACAGCAAGGTTAGCAATTCGCCATCTGTACTGTTGTCAATATCTCTTTGAAATTCTCTAATACTGCGATAACTTTCGTATGCTCTTGCAGTTAATCTTTGTTTATGAGAAATAAGGCTATTAAATACATCTAACTCAATATCAGAAATATCTATCTCATCTGTATCATCTGCCTTATATTTTTTCTCTATTTCATCTGCTATTTTGTTGGCAATATCTTCTTTTGTTCCATTGCCTTCTTCCATTGCAGATATAATTGCTTTAACAATTTTTGATTTATCAAAAGGCTCTATTGTCGCATCTCTCTTAATTACTTGCATTAAACCAACCTTCTCCTATCTAAGTAAAATTTCTTAATATAATCAACACATTCTGCTCTGTTGTCGAAAATCTTATTACAAGATTCTACTAACCAAGGGTGAAGTTTGATTGTCGGTTTACCAAGCATTTCAAGTTCACGATTCTCTTGATTTTCATATATTCCAATCACGGGAATATTATGTTCATTTGCACATTGCAATTCTTGTGCAGTTCCAATAGAATTTGGGTCATTAAAATAAACGATAATTAAACCGCTTGTTCTAACTTCATTCAAATCCCATTCTTTGACTTCTCTATTACTATCATATGAGACCGTTTCAAAATTATAATAATTTGTTGGGTCTACAATTTCCAGTTTTAGATAGTCATTTTTTAGTGACCGTTTAATATAATCTCGCCATTCTGTTTGCTCCTTAAATGTTAAGTTTTGCATACCACCAGCGAGATATATTTTTTCAATCAATAATCATCACCATCCTTAATGTGTTTATTATAATAATCAATATTACAACACAAAGTGTGAATATTGTGATTATCTGTGTTATTCACAACAACATCTACTTCTCTTTCAATTCCGTCAAACATACCTACATCACACAAACTGCGCCGATATGCCTCCTCTATATCGTCTCCACGCTTTAGTAGTCTGATAAGTCGTTCTCTGCGTGGTGTTTTAACATATATACTAACAAAGTCTTTTTTATTATAAGTTCTTTGTAGTGCTCTAAGTCCTTTTGGAGTAACAATGACTACTTTGTCTTTTGAGTCTTTAATAATAGGTGAACCATATTGCCACCCATTATATTCAGCCGTTTCAAAAAAATGTTGTCTGTTCTTTAATGAGTTAAATTCATTTTCAGACACAAACCAATAGTCTTTTCCGTTTTGTTCTCCGTCTCTAATTGGTCGTGTTGTAAATGTTATAACTTTTTCATATTTGAAGTTTTTAATTAGTTCTTTTTCTATTGTAGATTTTCCACTGGCGCTCTCACCAATTAGTACAATCAATCATATTCACCAGCCTCAAGCTCAATAATCATATCTTCAATATCATATTCTGCTCCATCCTGTACGGCAGAAATAATATTATCTACAAACTCACTATCGTTAATATCGGCAAGCCCGCAAATCAAATTATAAGCAAGCGTTGCAGCTTCTTTCTTATTCAACTTTTTTACACCACCTTTTATCGTGCTTCCGCATTATTTTGTCTAATTTCTTCTCTTAGAATGTCATCAACTGCACGCTGTAATCTTGCGGTGCAATCAGGACAAATATCTGCCTTAGCCACACCAGAATCATATTTATACAAACAGGCAGAACCACTACGGAGTCGAATATAGTTAGTGTTATTTTTCACCAGCCGAGGGTTAATATACCCATCACTACATACGCTGTTTTCATCATAAAAACTATTACAAATATCACACTTATAAGCCTTTGACATAATTTAGTCCTCCAAACAAATTTCATTAAAATAAGGTAATGTTTCTACCCAACCACAAAAATCTCTCCACTCTTGCAGTCTATGGTTTTTTCGTGACTTATACATATTCAACAAAACCTCATAGTTAAGTTGAACAGTTGACCGTTGCATATATCCTGACGGCAAAAGATTTCTAATTTCCTGAAAAATAGTTTTATCTTTTGTTTCAAGATACTTTTCTCTAAGTTCATTTAGTGTATTTACTACAATTTGCCAAGTCGTAGCTACTTGTTCGGTGTTTTCAATATCTCCAGCACAACAACTAAAATCGCTAACATAAAACGGTCTTGATGTTCCTTTGTGCATAAAACTACAACTATTTCTTACTGTACCGACCTTATATGTATCAAACTCAGCCCACCAATAAGTAGGTGCAATGATGTCCATAGTAACATTTATCATACGCAAAAATTTACGATGGTCTGTTCCAGCCTTTGCAAGCCGTTTCATAAGGTCGAGGTCATTTGTGCCGATAATTTCGTTTTTCTTGTACGGCTTCCCATCCTCAAAATAATATGCACACTTTTGATTAACTTCACATTCGTGGCATTTTGTTTTTACATAGCAAGGAATGAAGCTATCACTCTTATCCCAAGAGTTTAGTGGATTACGCATACCTCTGATTGCAGCTTCCCAGCCTGATACATCTATATTTTCAATCTTAATCAACTAAAATATCTCCAATTCTATAATCTTTGTTCTCAAATTTCTTAGGCACTAAAAATGGTTCTTTTCCGTGATTTAATATATAAGTAGTGCCGTTTTCTTTAGATATTCGATATTTTACATTCTTGTAATATTGAATATTGCCAAAATCAATGTCATTAAAAAATTCAATATACTTGTTCATAAAATCACCTTATGAGATTGAAATATTTTGCTTCTCGACTAACATAGCACCATCTATAACTTCATCACTATGCTTTTTCAGATAGTCTTTAATAGCCTTTTTGTCAGGTTTACTTTCAGTCTTTACAACAGTCTTAATAAACTGTTCGGGCAACATTTTTTCGTCTACAATTTCAACGATAGTAGATTTTCTAAACTTAATAGCAACTTTTGGCGTTTCAAATTTTTTCATATCTTTAGCAAGTAGATAACTGCTAAGATACTTTTTCATACTATCTGCTCTTTTTTTCTTTCTTTCCTTACGCTCTTTTAGTGACTGAATTTCCTTATCAATCGCCTCTGCCTCACTCTCAAG